ATGAGGTCACCTGACATTGAAATGGCGGTGCGGCTGTACTATGAAAAGCCCGAAATAACCAATGCGGATATCAAGGAGCTGTTCGGCACAGGTGAAACGCAGACTATCAAGATCAAGAAAGCTGTTAAGGAAGAAATGGCAAAGCGTGGTGTGAAGTCATGGCTGCCGCACTCGGTCAATACAGAGATAGCCTACGAGGTGTGGGGCATTGATATCGACAACTTCGAGAAAAGGCTTAAAAAACTCCGCACGCTTTACGGAAAGGACGTGAGAAAATGATAGCCGTACTAGAGATAATCAGATGTGCCGCAGCGGTAGCGCTCTTGGTGGTGCTTACAATGTATGTAGCGTACAGGTGGTATGTAAGCGTAAAAGAAACTGCCTACGAGGAAGCAGAGGAGAGCATTAAGCGTGCGGTGAGAGAAGCAGGCAGACCCGTGGTCAAGGTCGAAGTTGAAATGAAAGGAAAGTGGTAATGAACATTGTAGGAATACTGCTGATAACAATAGCTGTGATTGCAGGCATAGATGTAGTGATGTATCTTGTGCTGAGCGTGGTGGATAGGCACTGGGAGAAACGTTTTGAAAACGAGGAGGACGAAGACGATGATAGTGATGAGAGAGGTATTTAAGAGGGACAAGCCCCTTGACAACGGCAGTGGAGCGGTAAGCCTTTGCGTGTTCCATTCAAATGTCAAGTCTGACGAGTGTGGTGCGCTGACAGTAACGCCAACGAAGGACTACTGCCGCAGATGTGCATTTTACAAGACCCGTGAAGACTTCGACAGAGGGCTTGGCGATGCCGTAATGTCGCTGAGGGATAAGGGGATTGAACCTGTGAAGAAGATGGACTATGACGGCAGGCAGTATATGAGCGTACAGCCGGTAAGGGAGGATAATGATGATAACGAAAGAGGAGTTTGAAAAGGCGGTGGAGGTTTGCACTAATACAGATGAGACCTGTGAACACTGTCCTCTTAGCAAAAAATTTTTTTCATGCGGCGGATATCTTACCCGCTACATAAAAGAAAACGAGCCTGCACCTGCGGCAACAGGCACAAGCTCGGCGGTATCAAAAGATACCGATAACATACACGTTAATGATAGCACAAAAGAACAGATTTGTCAAGCATACAAAACTGCTGATGAAGCTTGCTCAAATATACTTACTGTTTATGAGGGAATGTCAGAATGTGAGCAGAGAGCCTTTGATATCGGAGAGGCATACGGAAAAATATGCAGCACAAGGGATAAGCTCGAAAAGTTGAGAGGAGAGAACTAAAATGTCAGTAAAAATAAACTCGCTTGAATTTGAGAACGTAAAAAAGATAAAAGCCGTGCAGCTTGAGCCTGCAAAGAATGGGCTTACTGTTATCGGCGGTAAGAACAGGCAGGGCAAGACCTCTGTGCTTGATGCTATTGCTTGGGCGCTTGGCGGTGACAAGTACAAGCCGTCCTCTCCTCAGCGTGAGGGGTCTATTGTCGAGCCGCACTTGAAGATCACCCTTGACAACGGAATCGTGGTGGAGCGTTCGGGCAAGAACAGCTCTCTCAAAGTCACGGACAGCACAGGCAAAAAAGGCGGTCAGCAGCTTTTGAACAGCTTCGTTGAACAGTTCGCACTTGACCTGCCTAAGTTCATAAATCAGTCAAACAAAGAAAAAGCTTCAACTCTGCTGAAAATAATCGGCGTGGGTGATACGCTCTATCAGTTGGAACATAAGGAACATTCACTCTATGACCAGCGTACCGCTATCGGCAGGATAGCTGACCAGAAGTCTAAGTTTGCAAAGGAAATGCCTGTGTACGCAAACGTTCCTTCCGAGCCTGTTTCGGCTTCGGAGCTTATCAGACAGCAGCAGGATATACTTGCTCGCAACGGTGAAAATCAGCGTAAGCGTGATCAGAAAGAATACTACGAAAAGCAGTTGGAGATTGCTAAGTCTGCCTATGAACGTGCAAAAGCAAGCTATGAAGCGGCAGTGAACAACTTCAAGCTTGCAAGCCTTGACGCACAAGACCTTGTGGACGAAAGCACAGCGGAGCTTGAAAAGAATATCTCAGATATCGAGGAGCTGAACAAGAAGATAAGAGCAAACCTCGACAGGGAGAAAGCTGAGATAGACGCTGAGGACTACCGTTCACAGTATACATATCTCACTGAGCAGATAGAGGACGTAAGGCAGGCTAAAACTGACCTGCTGGGCAGTGCCGACCTGCCTCTTGAAGGACTTTCCGTTGAGGACGGAGAGCTGTTGTATAACGGGCATAAGTGGGACAGTATAAGCGGTGCTGAACAGCTTATCGTCGCTACCTCTATCGTGAGAAAGCTCAATCCTGACTGCGGCTTCGTACTTTTGGACAAGCTCGAACAAATGGATACCGACACCCTTGAAGACTTCGGCAAGTGGCTCGAAGCACAGGGCTTGCAGGCGATAGCCACAAGAGTTTCCACAGGTGACGAGTGCAGTATCATTATCGAGGACGGCAGGTCAATGGACAACGAAAAGGAAGAAAACACAGAAACGAAAACTTGGAAAGCAGGTGCATTTTAATGTATGAGATAACATCAGGAGTTGTAAGCTCCGCACAGAAAGTCGTGATATATGGTCCTGAGGGCATAGGCAAATCCACCTTTGCGGCTCAGTTCCCCGACCCTGTATTTATTGATACTGAGGGCAGTACAAAGAAGCTGAACATCAGACGTTTCCCTAAGCCAACAAGCTGGGAAATGCTCAAAAACGAGGTAAAGGAAGCTATGAACGGCAGGCTCTGCAAGACCCTTGTAATAGACACTATCGACTGGGCAGAACAGCTTTGCATAAACTCTCTCTGCTCGACGTATCAGAAGACAGGCATTGAAGAGTTCGGGTGGGGCAATGGATATGTATACGAAAAAGAAGATTTCGGCAAGTTTTTGAATCTTTTGCAGGAGGTAGTTGACAGCGGTATCAACGTTGTGCTTACGGCTCACGCTCAGATGAGAAAGTTTGAACAGCCTGACGAGCTGGGCGCTTATGACCGCTGGGAACTGAAACTCGGCAAAAAGACCTCTTCTCAGATATCGCCTCTTGTGAAAGAATGGGCAGATATGGTGCTGTTTGCAAACTACAAAACATATGCAGTAGCTGTGGATAAGGATGGCAAGAAGTTCAAGGCTCAGGGCGGTGACCGTGTTATGTACACCACACATCACCCTTGCTGGGACGCTAAGAACCGTGACGGACTTCCGTCTGAAATGCCTTTTGAGTATAGTGGCATAGCTCACCTGTTTGCGCATACACAGCCTGCTGAAATGCCTAAGCCTGTGCCTGCGCCGACAGTTCAGACAGCACAGCCTACACAGACCGCACAGACTGCCACACAAAAATCGGACGAGCCTCTTACAGATCTCAGCGGCTTTGAGGACGTTGCACCACCTATCGTTATCCCTGAGGGCATACCGAAAGCGCTTGCAGACCTTATGAGAGCCAACAACGTAAGCGAATCGGATATACGTCTTGTGGTATCTCAGAGAAACTATTTCCCCTATGATACCCCTATTACCAACTATCCTGACGACTTCGTGCAGGGCTGTCTGATAGGTGCTTGGGAGCAAATGCTGCCACTTATCAGAGAAAATCAGAAAGCACCATTTTAAAAGGAGGACAACACTATGGATAATTTTATGGAATACGGCTGGGAAGATGAGATAGTCAACGAGGGTGGGGACTTTGTCCTGCTCCCTGAGGGGGACTATGACTTCACAGTTGCAAAGTACGAACGTGCAAGACACGAGGGGTCGGCAAAAGTGCCACCCTGCAATATGGCTAAGGTCACATTCACCATATGGGGAGCTGAGGACAGCGTGGAGATAACAGAGAACTTCTTCCTCTGCAACAAGTTTGAGTGGAAGCTCTCAGCACTTTTCTTGGCACTGGGACTTAAAAAGCACGGTGAACCGCTGAAAATGAACTGGAACGCTATCACAGGCAAAAAGGGCAAGTGTCACGTCTACGTTGACAACTACAAGAACAAGGATGGTGAGGACAGGCAGTCCAACAAGATAAAGAAGCTCTATGCCTATGACGAGAATGTGACTACTGTTCAGCCTGCTCAGACGCAGACACCGCAGTATAGTCAGCCTGCTCAGACAGGCGGCTGGAAAGCCGGTGCGTTCTGATGATGAATTTAAGACCATATCAAAACGAGGCTAAGCTTGCTATACTCGAACAATGGTCTGAGGGAATAAACAAAGTCCTTGCAGTTCTGCCCACAGGAACGGGAAAGACAATACTTTTCTCGGCTGTTACGGAAGAATGTGTGCGGCAGGGTAAGCGTGTGCTTATCCTTGCCCACAGGGGCGAGCTGCTCGACCAGGCGGCGGACAAGCTTATGAAGTCAACAGGGCTTGGCTGTGCCACCGAAAAAGCAGAGCAAAGCTGTTTAGGCTCTTGGTATCGTGTGGTAGTAGGCTCAGTTCAGACCCTTATGCGTGAGAAAAGGCTCAAAGGCTTTTCGGAAAATTACTTCGATACCATTATCATTGACGAGGCTCATCACGCTATCTCAGACGGCTATCAGAGAGTGCTTGACCATTTTCCAAAGGCTCAGGTGCTTGGTGTGACGGCTACACCTGACAGGGGCGATATGAAGAACTTAGGCTCGGTGTTCGACAGCCTTGCATATGAATACACCCTGCCGCAGGCTATCAAAGAGGGCTATCTTTCACCTATCAAGGCTATCACCATACCGCTGAAACTTGACCTTTCAGGAGTATCAACTCAGGCAGGAGATTTCAAGGCAAGTGATATTGACACGGCACTTGACCCATATCTTTATCAGATAGCTGATGAAATGCTCAAATACTGTAAGGAACGCAAGACAGTTGTGTTCCTGCCGCTTGTCAAGACCTCTCAGAAGTTCCGTGATATCCTTATCAGCAAAGGGTTCAACGCCGCTGAGGTCAACGGAGAAAGCACAGACAGAGCGGAGATACTTGAAGCTTTCGACAAGGGCGAATACAATGTGCTGTGCAACTCAATGCTCCTCACAGAGGGCTGGGACTGTCCGTCAGTTGACTGCGTTATCGTACTAAGACCAACAAAGGTGCGTGGGCTTTACTGTCAAATGGTAGGCAGAGGCACAAGACTTTGTGAGGGAAAGACAGAGCTTTTGCTGCTTGATTTCCTATGGCACACAGAACGCCACGAGCTTTGCAGACCTGCACACCTTATCTGTCAGAATGAAGAGGTCGCTGAGAAAATGACCGAAAACCTTGCCAATGAGGCAGGTTGTGCAGTAGACATCGAAGAGGCAGAAAAACAGGCAAGCGAGGACGTTGTGGCACAGCGTGAAGAGTCTTTGGCAAAACAGCTCAAAGAAATGAAAACACGCAAGAGAAAACTCGTTGACCCTTTGCAGTATGAAATGTCAATACAGGCTGAGGACTTGTCCTCTTATGTTCCTGCTTTTGGCTGGGAGTGTGCTCCTGCTACCGACAAGCAGAAGGCAAAGCTTGAAAAGCTGGGCATTTTCCCTGACGATATAGACAACGCAGGCAAGGCAAAGCTTATCCTTGACCGCCTTGAAAAACGCCGCAATGCAGGACTTACCACTCCAAAGCAAATAAGGCTGCTTGAAAGCAAGGGCTTTGAGCACGTTGGCTCTTGGAGCTTTGACAGCGCAAGCAGGATGATAGCTCGTATCTCTGCCAACGGCTGGAGATTGCCGAGAGATATCGACCCGAAAACATACACACCTGAGAACTAAGGAGAAGTGAATGGATAAAACAAATTTGCTTAAAATGCTTGAGTACATAGACCCTGCAAGCTGTGATTATCAGGAATGGGTCAATGTGGGAATGGCTCTCAAGCACGAGGGCTATTCCGTGAACGATTGGGACAGTTGGTCGAGGTCAGACAGCCGTTATCACAGCGGTGAGTGTGAACACAAGTGGCAAGGCTTTAACGGCAATGCTCAGCCCGTGACCGCAGGAACTATCGTGCAAATGGCAAAGGAAAGAGGATACAGCCCCCATGAGTTTAAGGCATACGATTGGGACGGCGAGATAGTTGCAGAAGAAAGCAGTCCCCTTGTAAACGGCGGTGAGGGCATACCGATCACCGAGCCTGCCCAATGGGATCCTGTCAAGGAGATAGTCACATATCTTGAAACACTCTTTGAAGCAGGAGAGAACGTGGGCTATGTTACGCAAACGTGGGAAACAGAAAAGGACGGCAAGATCAGGTATCTGCCCACAAAGGGCTGCTGTGACAGGACGGCAGGGGAGCTTATCAAGAGGCTTGGCGAATGTAACGGCGACATTGGTGCGGTGTTTGGCGACTACAAGGAAGAAGCCGGAGCGTGGATCCGCTTCAATCCTCTTGACGGCAAGGGCGTAAAGAACGAGAATGTAACAGACTACCGCTATGCTCTTGTTGAAAGCGACAGTATGCCTATAGAACAGCAGAATGCTGTGATGAGAGAACTTGAACTTCCTATCGCTGTGCTTGTATACAGCGGTGGAAAGAGCGTTCACGCTATCGTCAAGATAGACGCCCCCAACTATGATGAATACCGCAGGCGTGTTGATTTTCTTTACAAGGTCTGCAAGGAAAGCGGTCTTGACATAGATAAACAAAACCGCAATCCCTCACGTCTTAGCCGTATGCCAGGCGTCATGAGAAACGGCAAGAAGCAGTTCATTATTGACAAGAACATAGGCAAAGAAAGCTTTTCAGAATGGAAAGATTACATAGAGAGTATCAATGATGATCTCCCCGACCCTGAGAGCCTGAGTGCTGAGTGGGACAACCTGCCTGAGCTTGCACCGCCACTTATTGACGGTGTTCTCAGACAGGGTCACAAAATGCTCATTGCAGGTCCGTCAAAGGCAGGCAAGTCTTATGCACTTATCGAAATGTGCGTGGCGATAGCTGAGGGGGTCAAGTGGTTTGGCTGGCAATGCACCAAAGGCAAGATACTATACGTCAACCTAGAGCTTGACAGAGCATCTTGTCTGCACCGTTTCAAGGACGTGTACACCGCAATGCACCTAGAACCTGATAACCTCAGTAGCATAGACATATGGAACTTGCGAGGTCACAGCGTACCAATGGACAAGCTTGCGCCAAAGCTTATACGCCGAGCAAGCAAGAAGAATTACATTGCCGTGATAATAGACCCTATCTACAAGGTCATAACAGGTGACGAGAACTCAGCAGACCAAATGGCTCACTTTTGCAATCAGTTTGACAAGGTATGCACAGAGCTTGGCTGTGCGGTCATATACTGCCACCACCACTCAAAGGGCGCACAGGGCGGCAAGCGTTCAATGGACAGAGCCAGCGGCTCAGGAGTATTCGCCCGTGACCCTGACGCACTTCTTGACCTTTCAGAGCTTGACATCTCAGACAGCCTTTACAAGCAGCAGGAGGACGAAACTGTTTGTCGTATCTGTGAGAACTGGATGAGGAGATTTTACAGAAACACTGATGATCTTTGCTCGCAGGACGATCTTGTTACGCCGTCAAAAATGCTGGAGATAACACACAAGTACCTGCACCCGAACTCATACAAGCTTATGATGACCGACATAGACAAGGCTAAGCTTGCGGTAAGAAACCGCACAGCGTGGCGTATAGAGGGCACACTGAGAGAGTTCCCGAAGTTTGCTCCTCTCAATATGTGGTTTGATTATCCTGTTCACAGAGAGGATACTGTGGGCGTGCTTAAAGACTGCGAGGTAGAGGATATCACACCAAATTGGAAAAAGAATTTCAGCAAGAAAAAGACCAATGAAGACCGCAGCAAGGAGCGCAAGGAGAGCATTGAAACAGCTTTCAGCGGCGTGCAGGAGAACGGCAAGTGCCGTATTTCTGAGCTGGCGGAGTACATAGGAAAGAGCGAAAAGACCGTTGGAAGATACCTCAAAGAGCATGGTGGCTTTTGGATAGAAGAGGGAGAATGTGGCTTAAAAGCTCAGTAGACAGACAAGACAAAATCGAATTTTTGAACTTTAGACAGACAGGAAAAAATCGAAAAAGTGTCAGGACAAAATCGAACTTTTTTCTTGTCGGACAATATCGAAAATTACCGAGTTTGTCGGACGGACAGACAAAGTATATTATATATAATATATTTTTGACCGCCTAAAGGACGGCGGTCAAAATATTATAAGCAAATATAAACCGCACCCGACACGAAAGGAGTAGACTTTATGCGAGGCAAAAACATTAATTATGATTTTTTGAACTGTGCGAGAAAAATGCCGCCGCTCAGACATACTACATCAGAAACTTTTGATATTACTCAAAGCGAGGTCGCAAGGTGGCTGGTATCTCAGCCTGATATAATGCAGAAGATTTTTGATATGGCTGCAAATCACAAGATGATAAGCTATGACCAAGCTACACGGACTTGGAGAGGAGCAGACAACAATGACTGAATTTTTTATGGCAATGATACCGCCGACAGCTACGGCGCAGGAGCACAAGGTGGCAGTAAGAAACGGCAAGCCGATATTTTATGACCCACCCGAAGTAAAGGCGGCAAAAGAAAAGCTAATAGCAAATCTTTCTAAGTATAGCCTTAACACTCCATACCGTGAGGGCGTACGGCTAGTAACAAAGTGGCTGTTTCCAAATGACGGCAAGCACAAGGACGGAGAGTACAAGATCAGCAAGCCTGACACAGACAACCTGCAGAAGATGTTCAAGGACTGCATGACACTATGCGGCTTTTGGACTGACGACCAGCTTGTGGCGAGTGAGATATGCGAGAAGTTTTGGGCGGACATACCTGGCATTTATGTGAGGATAGAGGAGCTATGACGATACACGAAGTAAAGAAAAGTCTTGGACGCAGGGTGAGCTACAACGGATCCGATTGCTACGAACTGACAGGGTGCATTATCCGCAAGAGCAGTAAGACAGGTCAGTTTTTCTATCAGGCAGAGATCGCTGACAAGACTTGTGGCAACACGTTGGTGTATTGTAGGCTGGAAGAGTTGAGGTGTGAGGAGGAATAATATGGCAAAGAGTAAAACACCCGAAGAACTGTTAAAGCAGTATTCGGCAGACCTTGTGAAGTCAATAGAGCAGTACAAGTCCATTATCGATCATGGCTGTAGTGATCCATCATGGCCTGACGGCTGTAATGCCAATTTGTGCAGAAACCATGTTCTGGCATACAAGCGATACATTCTGGATATCTGCACGGCTAACGATTTGAAAATTCCACAGGAATATTACCTGCCAACGCCGCCTGAACAGGACAATCGCTTTATGGCTGACAAGACTAGCGAAAGGTACAAAAGGTTGAACAGTTACCCTGATTATAACGGCAGGCTGACAACGAGGAAAGTTGACTATGATGATAGTCAGATGAGTTTATAGGAGGGGTAAAGTGAAAACACATGATCTGAAACTTAACACAGAATTTTGTGACGCTGTTCTGAGCGGTGAGAAAACTTTCGAGGTCAGAAAGAATGACAGAGGTTTTCAGACAGGAGATCTGATAAGATTTATACCGACTGACGGAACGTCTTACCATAGCTTAGACGGCACAGTAAGAGAACACGCAAAACATGAGATATCAGAACATACATACAAGATAACATATATCCTCAACGGCTGGGGAATAAAGAATGGGTATGTTGTGCTGGGAATAAGGGAGGAATAAGAATGAAACGTTCAGAGTTAGAAAAATATTTAGGTCAGAAAGTTGAGATAAAACTTTCTGACGGTGATATCTTAAAGGGGGCCCTGCATAAGACAGGCGAAGAACAATTCAAGGATAACCTTAACTTGTACTTACCTCAAAAACGTTATTTTATGACTGATGATGTTGGGTCTTGCGTAAGTTGTATGTTTAGAAGTTCCCACGTTGTTTTAATCAGGGAGATAAGCGATGTCGAGATGTGATACCTGCATACACAAGCGCTCCTGCATTGACGGCGCAAATTACAGATATGCAGCTAGGTGTAAGAGATACAGAGAGGAGAGATCCTATGGAAAGAAACGACCCTATGACCATGCCACGCCTGAAAGCCTACCGCAGGAACGCCTCAGCCATCGAGGACATCAAAGCAGAGCTTTCAGGCAAGTACGTTGCCGACAGTATCAGCGTATGCACTCCGCCGTCCTACACACCACACAGCACACGCATAGACGGTTTCTTGCCAAGCGGTGATACACTTTCATTGCTGTGCGAACAGGCACGGCTTGAGCGTGAACAGAGGACTGTGGAGGAGTTCATCAAGGGGATAGAGGACTATCAGACACGGCGAATGTTCGTGCTGAAATTCATCAAGGGTAAGACGTACTTGCAGATAGCTATGCAGGTTAGTGGTGGGAGAATGTCAGAGAGCTGTATTAAAATGCGTATACAAAGATATTTGCAAAAAACATGATAAATGTGACGTTTGTGACTTTTTACTATGTTATAATTTAAACTGAGGAAAGTGTAGATGTACCTCAGACTTGTACTTTCATTGAAGTCACCTCCAATTTTCTAAGCCCCGTAAGGGGCTATGCAGGTCGAGAGCGTGCCAGCTCAACATCTGCTCCACCATTTTACAAAACTCCTTATAATATTTTCACAAGAGGCACTCCGAAAGGGGTGTCTTTTGCGTTGCACGGAGGTATACAATGCCAGTACCAAGACCAGACCGAAACGGCTCACATCAAACACAGTTTCGTATCAACAAGAAGAAGATATACGCTACCCAAACAGTTTGCGGTATCTGTGGAAAACCTGTTGATTTTTCCTTGAAGTATCCACACCCACTGTCAGCTTGCATAGATCATATCATACCCATTGCAAAAGGCGGTCACCCCTCAGCCCTTGAAAACCTACAGCTTGCTCATTGGTGTTGCAATCGTCAAAAATCTGATAAATTGGTAGAAAAACAGGTGTTTGACCAAAAGGTAGAAGCCGTATCCAACCGTGTTTTACCGCAAACTTTTGATTGGAAGTCGATTTAAACACGAATTTCCACGAAATTTCCAATTTTTTTGAGCATATGGGGGCATACCACCCCCTTTGAGGGCGCTTTTCACGTTCACGCCTTCATTGTGTAAATATCTCGCAGAATTTTAAACAGGAGCAAAAATATGACAAACGAAATATACGGAATTGACTATCTGCGACGCAGACTTGCCGATAAACAAACACGAGTGCTATTGAGATATAAGTACTACGAAATGAAAAATAACGCACAGGACTTTTCGAGCCTTGCTCCCGAAAAATTCAAGGGGCTAAAGGAAACTGTCGGCTGGTGTGCGAAAGCAGTCGACAGCCTTGCTGACCGCCTGCAGTTCGATGAATTTCAAAATGATGAATTTAATTTGAGCGAAATATTCTTGTCAAACAATCAGGATATACTCATTGACTCTGCGGTGCTTTCGGCTCTTATCTCAGCCTGTTCTTTCGTCTATATCCGAGAAGATAACGGCTATCCTCGCCTGCAGGTAATTGACGGCTCAAATGCCACCGGTATTATTGATCCTGTGACAAATCTGCTTACAGAGGGCTATGCAGTGCTTGAGCGTGACAGCATGGGCGTTGTAAAGACAGAGGCTTATTTCATGGCAGGCATGACGGAAATATACTCCCATGGTGTGCTTGTTCAGCGTATACCAAACGCTGCACCATATGCACTGCTCGTGCCGATAATATATCGTCCTGACGCAAAGCGCCCTTTCGGTCACAGCCGTATTTCAAGAGCCTGCATTGCCTATACGCAGACAGCTCTCAGAACTATAAAACGCTCTGAGGTGTCGGCTGAATTTTACAGCTTTCCTCAAAAATATGTGCTTGGATTATCTGAGGACGCAGAGTTCAATAACCGCCTTGCTGCGATATCCTCTTTTCTGAATTTCACGAAAGACGGCGACGGCGATCACCCCATTGTAGGACAGTTTCAACAGCAATCAATGACGCCATATACTGAACAGCTGAGAACACTTGCAAGCCTGTTCGCAGGAGAAACAGGACTGACCCTTGATGACTTGGGCTTTGCCACCGAAAACCCCTCCAGCGCAGAGGCTATCAAGGCAGGTCATGAAAACCTACGATTAACGGCACGCAAGGCGCAGAGGACGTTCGGAACAGGCCTGCTCAATGTGGGCTATCTTGCCGTTTGTATCCGTGACAGATACGCATATCAAAGAGATGCGTTCAGAGATACAAAAGTCGCATGGCTGCCTATCTTCGAGCCTGACGCTGCTACACTTTCAGGTGTGGGCGACGCTATCTTGAAGATAAATCAGGCTGTGCCTGACTATCTTGGTGCAAGAAACATAAGGGCTCTTACAGGCATGGAGAGTGACGGCAAATGAGCGCAATTTCAGACAAAATAAAAAGCGACCTTATCAAGCTTTCAAAGAGCAACGGGCACTTGCAGAGCATTATAAAAAGGCTTGAAAGCGGTAACGCAAACCTCGCTGATGTTGATGACTTCGCACAGGCAACAGGAACTGTGCTGAAAAAAGTCTTTGAAAAAAGCATAACCGAAAGTCCAAAGGCTTTTACAGATGAACAGCTTATTGCTGAGATACTCGGTGATATATTCGGTGATAACTACGATCTTATAAACTCTGTGGCTGAAAATATCCAAAAGCAGCTTGATAAGGTGGCAGGCATAGGCATAAAGCCACAAAGAGCAGATTTCCCCTCTGAGAGGATAGAAAATCTTGCAAAAGTGACGGCTCAAAAGGACCTTACCGACAAGACGTCGCTCAGCGAGTTCACTGCGTCAGTTGAGAACATAAACGGCTCGATTTTTACCGATTATGTCAAAACAAATGCTGATTTTCGCAGTAAAGCAGGACTTAGGGTGTACGTTATCCGCTCAGACCACAGCAAATGCTGTGCGTGGTGTTCAAAGCTTGCAGGAAAGTACGTCTATCCTGATGTTCCAAAGGACGTGTGGCGGCGGCATAAGCGCTGCACCTGTGAGATAACCTACGTCAATGAAAAGGCAGGCACATATGATCAAATAAGCTATTCAGACGTTCAAAACGGCAAAGAGATCGAAACACGCAAGCAGGTCACAAGGCTCACACCTGAGCAGGCGAGAGCTAAGGAAAAAGAAGTGCTTAGCAGGATTGACAAATCGAAAAAAAGTGGTATAATGAAATCAGGAAGAAACCTTGAACGAAAAGAGCAAAACATAGGTGCGTTCTCAACGTTGACAGTGCCAATGCAGAAAAGAGAAATTCTGAACATATGTAGAAAATATTCTATTGATACTAGCGGAATAACCTTTAAGATTCAGCGTTCTGAAAAACTCCTTGCACTTCCTTTTTATGGCTCAACAGACTATAATAACATAGGAAGAATAGACTTGTTCCCAAGTGCATTTTCTTCTGAAGAGGAATTAGTAAAAACCATATTGCATGAAAAGTGCCACGTTTTACAGCTAAAGAAACATGGCAAAGCATATGCTCAGCAAAACTTAGATTTAATGGAAAAACAAGCTTATAGGTTTGAACGATTATTTTATAGCTTGGTTACAAAGAGGTGATAGTATGAAATGGCTTGACAATCTAGCGAGTATAAAGCAGCTCCATAAGGCAGGCAAATGCCCATATTGCGGACAAGAAAATACAGATTACAGATTGCTTGAAATAAGCAGTGGTAAAGGATATGGAGATGTTTGGTGCAATGACTGTAAAAAAGCTTTTCATATTTCTCGTATAGAAGTATCAGAGACAGACATTCGAGAAAAGCAGTTACCTCCTGAACTCAAATATTAGTTAATAACCGCTCCGCTACGGCGAGGCGGTATTTTTATACCCAAAATCAGAAAGGACGGATATTATGGCACTTGACCTAGGTACAATATGGCAGCTGTGTAGAGCCAAGAATGATATTAAGAACATCAGAATGGAAATTCAGAAGATAAAGGATAATGCTGATTATGTTGCGGCACTGATACGCTGTGAAAGGTCATTGAGTATAGTTTTATCCAATGCTGAAAAGGTCAAATCGACAAAGTAAATATCAAACCAAGCACCTTAACGGGTGCTTTTTTTAGTACCTAAAAGGAGGTAATCCACTATTGAGGATAAGAGAGTCGGCAGGCAGACCCCCACCATATCGGTAGTGTTGCCATATGAGCAGACCAAAGGCAATGAGGCTGTAGAGTTATATAACAGCACAGGCAGGACTGCTCAGGAATGGCAGGAAATACAGCTCTACGACATCATGGCTATTAATGACGAAGGCTTGTGGACACATATGAAATACGGCTACAGCGTGCCAAGACGTAACGGAAAATCTGAAATACTTATAATGCGTGCTCTCTGGGGACTTATCCACGGAGAGCGTGTTCTTTATACGGCACACAGAACGACCACCTCTCACAACGCATGGGAAAAGGTCATTGAACGTCTTGCAAAGGCAGGATATACCGAAAAAGAGAACTTCAAGACCACAAAACAGTTTGGCCTTGAACGTATCGAGTGGCTCAAAGATAATGACGGAGGTCTTATCAACTTCCGTACACGTTCATCAAAAGGCGGACTTGGTGAGGGCTATGACCTGCTCGTTATAGACGAGGCTCAGGAGTACACGGCTGACCAAGAAAGTGCATTGAAATACGTTGTTACCGATTCTGCAAACCCTCAGACACTGATGTGCGGTACTCCTCCCACTGCGGTATCATCTGGAACTGTGTTCTATCAGTATCGCCGTGACACTCTGAGCGGAACTAATGTTGATAGTGGCTGGGCAGAGTGGAGCATACCTGAAATGGCTGACGCACATGACCCTGAACTTTGGTATGAAACAAATCCCTCACTCGGCACGATATTAACCGAGCGTAAGATACGTTCAGAGCTTGGCAAAGACCAGACAGACGATAATATCCAGCGTTTAGGACTGTGGTTAAGATACAATCAGAAGTCTGCCATAAGCCGGGAGGAATGGCATAACTATCAGATCGATACAGCACCAAAGCTTTCAGGCACGCCTGAACTGTTCTTCGGCGTTAAGTATGCAAGATATACGGCAAATGTTTCTCTTGCAGTTGCCGTTAAAACTTCTGACGGCAAAATATTCGTTGAAGCTATTGACTGCCGCCCTGTGCGAGAGGGGAACGGCTGGATGATCTCATATCTCAGGAATCCTCACGCAAGGCAAGTGACCATAGACGGTGCAAACGGACAGGCTGTGCTTGAAAGTGATATGAAAGACGCAGGAGTTAAGTGCAAGGCTGTGCTGCCAAAGGTTGCTGAGGTGGTGCAGGCGTCAGCTCAGTTTGAGCAAAGTCTGTTTGCTGATAAGATATGCCACGCAGAACAACCTGCACTTGAGCAGGCTGTTTCAAATTGCGAACACAGAGCCATAGGCTCAGGCGGAGGTTTTGGTTACAGCTCTATTATGGAGGGCGCTGACATTTCGCTGTTAGAGTCGGTGGTGCTTGCACATTGGAGCTGTGCGAACGCTAAAGAAAAGAAGAAGCAAAAGATAAGCTACTGATATTTGAAAGGAATGATATTATGGCAGAAGAATTTGAGCCTGTTACAACGCAGGAACAGCTTGACAAGATAGTAAACGCCAAGCTGGAGGAAAACACAAACGCTGTCACAAAGCAGTTTGAGGGATATGTTTCCCCTGCTGATATGGCAGAAAAGGTCAAGGGCTATGAAACCACTATAGCAGACCTTACGGCAAAGGGCAAGGCGGCTGAACAGAGCCTTTGCAAACTGAGAGCCGCACAGGAGTACGGACTTCCTGCGGAGCTTTCGGACAGGCTCAGCGGCGAGGACGAAAAGTCTATAAGAGCCGATGCAGAAAAGATGTCAAAATACTTTAAGACATCACACAATGCCCCTGATTTCAGAGCAGAGGGCGACCCAAGCAAAAACAGTGCGGAAAACGCACTTAGAAAAACACTTGAAAAGCTGAAAGGAGAATAATCATGGCAGAAACAATTAAGAGAGGCACACTTCTTGAGCCTGAAACAGTAACAAGCATTTTTTCAACAGTAAAGGGTCATTCCACCCTTGCAAAGCTCAGCAGAAGAGATCCTGTGTCCTTTAACGGCAACGACTATTTCGTTTTCTCTATGGACGATGAGGCGGACGTTATCGGTGAAAGCGAGGCTAAATCCGCAGGCAGTGCTAAGCTCGGCAAGGTAACAATGCGTCCGCTCAAGATCGAATACGGCGCACGCTTCAGTGACGAGTTCATCTATGGAACAGACGAGAAAAAGCTTGAGGTCATGAAAGCATTTGCAGAGGGTGCAGCGATCAAGTTTGCTCGTGCTATCGACATTCTTGGCTTTCACGGAATCAATCCAAGAAAGAAAACTGTTGTCGCTGCTTTGGATAATAACTATATCGACAAGGCGGTAGCTGACAATAGTGCAAAGGTCGATTTTGACAGCACAGACCCTGAGGGCAATCTAGAAGACGCTATTGCTCTGCTTGGCGACTACGAGGCAACAGGCTTTGCACTTTCAAAGGACTTTGCCTCTGCACTTGCAAAGCTCAAGGTCAACGGCGTAAAGCAGTATCCTGAGTTTGGTCTTGGTGCAAATCCAGGCAATCTCAATGGCACAGCTTGTGACGTCAACTCCACTGTAAACTTCAATAAGGGTACAGACAGAGCTATCGTGGGCGACTTTGCGAGAGCCTTTAAGTGGGGCTATGCTAAGGAACTTCCTTTGGAGGTCATTCCTTATGGCGACCCTGATAACTCAGGCAGAGATCTGAAAGGACACAATGAGGTGTATCTCAGAACAGAGGCTTATATCGGCTTTGCTATCCTTGACCCTAAGGCATTTGCAGCCGTTCAGGCCGTTCAGGCAACAGAATGAGCAGCGTTTATGCCACTATCGACGACATAGCAGTATACGGACGAAAGCTTACATCACAGGAGCAGCAGGCGGCGGATAGTCTTATCGAGACCGCCTGCGCAAAGCTCCGTGTTATAGGCAAGCGTTATGGCGTTGATGTCAATACCCTTGTGACGAGTGATGAAGACTATGCGTTGACAGTAAAGGCGATAATCTCAAAGGCTGTTGTGAGAAGTCTTGACTGTTCGGCTGATAATGCACCACCTGCTGTGCAGGCGTCTCAGGCAGCTATGGGCTATTCGGTGTCAATGACTTATCTCAATTCAGGACAATCTTTATATTTTCTCAAAAACGAATTGAAAGAGCTTGGTATCATTCGTCAGAGGTGGGGAGCTATGGAGGTATATGACTATGAGAACAATGATAAAGGGAATTTCGGTGAAGCTTAAAGTGCAGACGCAGACAGGTGTTGACGGCTTTGGCAGACCAACTTATGAGGATAGTTGGGAGCTTGTTGACAACGTTCTTGTAGGCGAGCCGTCGTCTGATGATGTTATAAGCGAGCTTAACTTATCGGGCAAACGCATAGCTTATGTGCTTGCTATACCGAAAGGCGACACTCACACCTGGGAGAACACAGAAGTTGAGTTCTGGGGAATGACGTTCAAAACTGTTGGTATCCATACGCAGGGCATTGAAGAAAATCTGCCGCTCAGCTGGAACAAGAAAGTCAAGGTGGAACGCTATGGATAAGGTAAAGATAGTTCTTGACCGAAAGGGCGTAATGCAAATGCTAAAGTCTAAAGAGGCGGAGAACATCTGCCGTGAGTTTGCAGACAAGGCTGCCAAACGTTTAGGTGACGGCTATGAAGTATCCACCTATGCAGGCAAAAAGCGTGTGAATGCAAGCATAAAGGCTGTGACCTACAAGGCGAGAAAGGAAACAAAGCAAGACAATGCCATATTAAAGGCGGTGCTGAGAAAATGATAGAAGAAGTTATACTGGGCTATCTGAGCAAGAACCTTGACGTTCCTGTGTTTATGGAAGAGCCTGCAAAGCCGCCGCAGAAGTATATCATCATCGACAAGCTTGGCTCGTCTGAGAAAAACAGACTATCTTCGGTGACCCTCGCCGTGCAGTCATACGGCGGCAGCCTTTACGAGGCGGCAAGGCTCAATCACACCGTCAAGGCAGCTATGCGTGACGCTGTGACCCTTGATGACGTCATATCCTGCAAGCTGAACAGCGATTATAATTACACCGACGAAGAAACAAAACGATACCGCTATCAGGCGGTATTCGATATACGATTTTACGATTAAAAGGAGAGATAACTATGGCAAACACCAATAATGCAAACAACGTTACCGCAGGCAAGCCTAAAATAGGCGGTGCGGTATATCGTGCACCTAAAGGCACAACGCTGCCGACAGACGCAACATCGGCTCTTGCAGCGGAGTTCAAGTGCCTTGGCTATTGCTCAGAGGACGGACTTTCAAACGGCAATGACCGCTCAAACAGCAACGTAGCAGCCTGGGGCGGAGATGTAGTGCTCAATATGACCAACGCAGGCAGTGACACATTCACGCTGACGCTCATCGAAACGCTCAACGAGGAAGTGCTCAAAACTGTCTACGGCTCTGATAACGTCACAACTGCACTTGAGGGCAAGGACATAACAGTTGCCGTGAACGGCGGCTCTGACGAGGAGAGCGTGTATGTTTTCGAGCTTATCCTCAAGGACGGAGCTTTAAAGCGTATCGTAGTCCCTTGTGCCTCTGTAACGGCTCTGGGCGAGATCAAGTATATAGACACTGACGCAGTGGGCTATAACATCACGCTGACAGCCGTCAACGACAGCAAGGGCAACTCACACTATGAGTACATTCACCTGAAATCTGAGTAACAGGAGGAAGATCATATGCTTAAAGGTATCACAAAAAGCGGTTTTGACTATGAGATAGAGGATAAGGCTCTTGACAACTGGGAGCTGCTTGAATCACTTGTGGCGATAGATGAGGGCGACACTGCCGCTGTCATCAAGGTGGCAAGACAGCTCCTTTCCAAGGCACAGCTCGACAGCCTCAAAGAGCATTGCAGAGATATAGACACAGGAATAGTGTCAAGAAACAAGATGCTTGCAGAGATCGCCGATATACTGAAAGGCGAAGGCTCAGAGGGCGACAAAACAAAAAACGCCTGAGGGCTGTCTGCGGACTTGCTCATATGATATGCCGTGATGAGATGTCGCTTGCCTGCGATCTCGCAGAGGTCTATCACATATACGACTACAAAACGCTGCCGCTTTCCTCAGTGGCGGCGTTTTTTATGGGTCTGCGTCCCGACAGCCGATGCAAGATGCTGCTCTCGGGGGATAAGGTCACTCTTGACACGCTCCTTGCTGCAATGATATATGACAAGCTTGCGTGGCTGCAATGGGCTAAAACGAAAGACGGTGCAAGAGGTGTGAACATACCCGAAACTGTTGTTTCAAAGCTTTTAGGCGACAGTGAGAGCAAGATACGAGGATTTACAAGTATCGAAGAATTTGAAAAAGCAAGGCAAGAACTGATAGGAGGTGAAACGTAATGGCGGAAGGAACTAAGCTTGCGGACGCATATGTGCAGATAATACCTATCTCAGAGGGCATAACAGGCAGAATAAAAGACCTGTTCAAAGACCTGCCCGACGAGGGCGACAAGGCAGGCGACAAAACAGGCAGCTCCTTTGCCTCAAAGCTCAAAAAAGCTGTTGCGGCGGCAGGTGTGGGAGCGGCTATAAGCAAGGTCGTCACCTCTGCATTCACTGAGGGTGCGGCACTTGAACAATCTCTTGGCGGTGTTGAAACGCTCTTTAAAAAGCACGCTGATATCGTCAAGAAGAACGCACAGGATGCCTACAAGACCGCAGGAGTAAGTGCAAACGAGTATATGGAGAACGTCACGAGCTTTTCTGCGTCGTTGCTTTCATCTCTTGGCGGTGACACTCAAAAGGCTGCAAATGTCGCCCACACTGCTATGGTGGATATGTCCGACAACGCCAACAAATTCGGCTCGGATATGCAGTCTATACAAAACGCTTATCAAGGTTTCGCAAAGCAGAACTACACAATGCTTGACAACCTCAAGCTTGGCTACGGTGGAACAAAGTCTGAAATGGAAAGGCTTTTGCAGGACGCTCAGAAGCTCAGCGGAGTTGAATACAACATTGATAATCTGAGTGACGTATACAACGCTATCCACACAATTCAGCAAAACCTTGATATCACAGGCACAACAGCCAAAGAGGCAAGCACCACCTTTTCAGGTTCATTCGCAAGCATGAAAGCTGCCGCCAAGAACTTTCTTGGTGTGCTTACATCAGGTGGTGATGCTGACAAGGCTTTCAATGACCTGATAGGTTCGACAGAAACATTTTTCGGTAACGTAAAGCGACTTGCAAAGAGCTTTGTATCTCAAACGGCAAAGGTATTTGATTCAGCAGTTGGTCAGCTTTTTGAGAAAATGGGCGTTGACGCAGAAAATATAGAGGGCGTTATAGAGGGTGTTCACAACGCCCTTAAATCCATAACAGCGGCAATTGTGACATTCATTGCGGTGTCAAAGGTGTCTGCGGTCACAAAGTCCTTTGAGGGGCTTACTCTGCAAATGATACAAGGCAAGGCTATGGCAACAGCCATGAATGCCGAAATGGCTATAACTCAAAATCTTGCGGCAGGTATCGCCGCAGGTGTTGCACTCATAGGCAGTGCGATCATAAATCATTTTGCCAATGAGATAGACGTCACAGAAAGCAGTATAGTGAATTTGTCCGAGAGCGTCAAACAGTTTTCGGACAAATGTCTTTCCACCAAAAGTGCCGTTGAAAGTCTTCACGAAGAACTTGCCGACAGCACAGACAGTAATAAAAAGCAGGCTGACTCTTATCGTGCACTCAATGACAGGCTCAAAGAGCTGAATGAAACTGAAAATAAAAGTGCTGATGAAAAAGCCGAAATGCAATCCATTATAGATCAGCTCAACGGCGATATAGAGGGCCTTAATCTGACCATAGATGATCAGACAGGCGGCTTGAAAAACAACACAGCCGCAGTAAGCGATATGCTTGACGCTTATGCGGATATGCAGGATACAAAGGACTTGCAGGATAAGCTTGCGGAGGCTCTGAGAAACCAAGCGGCGGCTCAGAACGAGTATGATGAAGCACTTGAACGATACAAGCAGGCTAAGGCTGACGGCTTGACAGGTGATGATTTTGACGCGCTTGCACTGTCCCTCAACACCGCTCACGGTGCACTTACAACAGCAAACAATGACCTTTCCTCTGTAAGACAGTCCATAGAGGAAGCAAACACCGCTCAGAAAGAATTTGCCGACGCTTATGCTCTTACAACAGGCTCGATAGCAGAACTCTCGGAAGAAACGCTGTCGCAGATAAATGACATCTGCGGCAAGTATGCAGACGCATACAAAACCCAGCACGATCTTGTGTTCGGACAGATAGATCTTCTTGACGAGTTCTGTGGAAAGTCAGATGTGACCGCCGAACAGCTTATCGCAAATCTTGACGATAACATAAACGGCTTTACCGACTGGGAAAACAACCTTGCTAAGCTGAAGAAAAAGGTCGCAGACGGCATTATCTCACAGGACTTTTACAATAATCTTGAAGAAATGGGTCCAAAGGGCGCAGGCTACGCAAAGGCGTTTGCTGATATGTCAGATAAGGAACTCAAGAAATACTCTGTAAAGAGCAAGGGCATTTTTGACGAAATGAATGACTACGTTGACAGAAGTATGAGCAAGATGAAAGATTCTTCTGCAAAGCTACTTGATGAGCTTGTGGGAATGGCAGGTCAGCGAAACTTTGAAATGAGAGCGGCATACGAGGTCTTAGGACAGTATGCCGCAGACGGCTATGCGGACGGCATAAAAGGCAGAATGCCCATAGTAAATGCCACAGTAAGTGAAATGATACGAAACGGCATAACCGCCGCAAGGCTTGCTCAGGATTCACATTCTCCGTCAAGAGTTTTCCGTACACTTGGCGGATATGTGGGAGAGGGATATGCTCTTGGTGTGGCTGATGAAACGTATCTCGCAGTGCAGGCTTCTGAAAACATGGTCAGATCTGCTATACAAAGTGCCAGCAGTGTTGACAGCAGGATAGATGTATCTTCACTGAGAGAGCAGACAGCTACACAAACTGTGCCTGATACGTCAAACATGGGTATGCGGTCGGCTATACTCAACGCCCTTGCAGAGTATGCCTCTGTTGACGGCAAAAGCGCCAAACAGCCTATCAATGTAACTGTGGAGATAGACAAGCGAGCTGTTGGCAAGGCTGTGGTAGAAGATATAAACTCGCTGACAAAGCTTAATGGCAAGTCACCGCTTGTATAGGAGGTAATGCAATGGAATATCTTAAATTTGGTGATACTGAAATAGCTGTGCCGACAACGTTCACAATAGATAAGAAAAAAATAATGTCCGATAATGCAGGGCTTTCCTCGACCTGCAAATATGTGGGTGACGTAAAGGGGCTACAGACCACGCTTCACATAGAGTGGGCAAACCTTAAACCACAGGAAGTAGCAATTATAAACGAGTATGTTCTGAATGTGCAGGACGCTGATTTTCCTGTTACCTACCTTGATGAAACGTTCAACATGGTCACGGTACGTTTTAGGGCAGAGGGTACAACATACGAGCAGTGGGGTTGGGATAAGAAAAGACAGCTTTGCAAGGTGCTTTCCCTTGACCTTTATGCCTATTCCGGTACAGGTGAGGTGACATAAATGTACACAGTAAGCGACATTGTATCATCAAAGATAGAGAGCTATTGCAGAACGTGGAGAATGGAGCTTGAAGACACAAACAGCATACTTACAGGCGACAAGATAGTATCTGCAAGCAGTACAGCTCAAAGCACGTCCTTGTCTGACGACATCGAACTAGGTGCCGTGTGTTCGCAATCGTGGAACATGACCATAAGTGACACAGAAACAGCGTTTCTTGGCAAAGAGTATGACACATATCTGTATCTCGTAGACTACGAAACTAGCGGCATACTTGCAGGCGAAAAGATACCAATGGGACATTTCACCTGTGTTAAGTCGAAAAAGTCGGGCGGCAGTGTCCAGCTGACAATGGCGGACAGGCTGTATTTCTCGGACAAACCGTATGTACCTCACATACCTATCCCGAACTGGAATAGATCCGTTGAAGACGACATTTGCAGACAATTAGGATTGCAGAACGGCAATGACTACACAGAGGTGCGACTACTGCGTGACAAGAACGGCAGAAGGTTGATAGATAAGAACGGCAAGGTGCTGTACTCAAAGTATTTCTATTTCAAAGTCAGCTCAGTGCCAAAGGACGTGACCATGCGCCAAATGCTGTCCTATCTGGCTTCTGCTCAGGGCGAGTTTGGGTATGTTGACAGGTACGGAAAGTACGTCCGAAAGTGGTATGGCAAGAGCGTGAAAACATTGGATAACAACACAATAGACCTGCCAACACTGTCAGAAAGGCAGAACGTGATATTCGGTATAGTCTGCAAAGTAAATGACGATACTACGCTGTCACTTGGCGTGACGGACACAACACAGGGTAGAGTTTTGGAGTTTGAAAATCCATACATGACAGAGTCACTTTTGCAATCTCTGTGGCGCAGAATAGGAGGTTTTTCATGGTACACTACCGAATTGTACCACAGACTTGGTGACCCACGTTTCGACATAGGTGACGTGGTGACCTACACCAACGGCACAGACAATTATGATATACCGATAACAAATTTAGGATTTAACTTTGACGGAGGGCTGAGTGCTGATATTTCAGCGGTAGGCCTGAGTGTTGAAGAACAGCTTTAAGGGGGGCGAGATAATGGCTGATGATTTGACATTGACACAAGACATCACAGAAAATGACTATCCTATGCAACACGCAGGTGAGGAAATCGATGAAATACTGAGCCGAGCCGGCAAGATACACTATGGCACTGTGGAATACAAGATGACGAAAGCGAATCCATTGATGCAGATACCACTTGGACTGACCTTTGCACCTAAACAGGTAATAGCAACGCTACGGCAGACAGGTGCACCAACACCATATCAGAACTACTGCACCCACGTCTATGTGTCAGGAACGTCATACTATCTGAGTGTCTGCATGGGAGCTGGGGCAACAGGAACCGTGCCAACAGGAACATACTATGTGGATTACATTGCAATAGAGTAAAGAGGGGTGATTAAATTGACAATAACACTAAACACAGAGTATGACGTAGCCCTAAGCACAGCCCTACTGGGTTACGTCGGTGAAACGAATGCAAGACCCGTGTCGGTCGAAGGGCTGGCAGTAGACGGTGCAGACCGCTATGTGTTGACTATCGACTACGGCGACGGCACTATCTATGAGGTCGATATCACAGGCGGACAGTGGACACCTACGGCAGATATACTGCGGTCAGCGCAGACCGTATCGTGTCAGATATGTGCAAAGAAGCTGTCTGGCGACGAGTATATTTTAGTTAAAAAATCACGCATATTCCGCCTGCGTATCGGTGCGGCTATCGGTGATACAGCTATCCCGTCACCAAGTGTGGCAGCTGACGCACTAGACCGCATAGACGCCATAGGCAGGCAGACACACGCAGATATGCAGACAGCCGTCACCGCTGCAGAAACGGCTACTACAGCGGCAGAAAACGCAAAAAAATCTGCCACAGCCGCAGAGAAATCAGCCGACACGGCAACGCAGGCAGCAAGCCGTGCAGAAACCGCAAAGACAGCGGCTGAAACGTCCGCTACACAGGCAGACACCGCCATGCAGGGTGCCGAAACCGCACGCACAGAGACGGTCACAGCGCAGAACGCCGCTAAGATATCCGCTGCGCAGGCATCAACGGCAGCACAGCAGGTCGAAGCCGACAAGACAATAACGGCAGGATATGCCAAAACTGCCAAAACTAATGCAGACAGCACTGCGGCAGACAGACAGGCAGTGCAGGAAATGGCAACGCAGGTCACAGCCGACAAGGCTACAGTGGCAGACCATGCTGCTAAGGTCGCAGAGGACAGAACTGCCGCTGAAACCGCCGCACAGACAGCACAGGCGGTGGCTGACAGTCTGCCAGACGATTATGTAACGGCTGTCGGAAAGATAGCCGAGAATACTGCTGAAATAGCAAACGTGAAGCTAACAGACAAGGAACTGCAACGTAGGGTAAATGCGTTGTACGATATGGGCAATGGTGTGACGCATAAATTTGAAACTGATACAGATACGGCATACGCAAAGACAGTTCCGACTGGGGCAAAGCTGATGAGCGTGAAGTCAATAGGCGGTCATTCTGAGGTCATTGACGGTGAAATTGTCAGTGCAGGGGTGACAGAGGTCGCTGTGGGTGATAACGCCTACCCAATCCCCGACACAATCAAGGCACTGCCTGGCTACGGCTGGTCGGCAGGAACGGCTAAGAACTGGGTGGACTATGAGAATAAACGATATATTCAGTGCGTAGACAGCGTTGATTTAGGGACATTGAATTGGGTTGCGGGTGAATCTGTGTCATTTAAAACACATCATTTAGCCGGGCAAAAATTGACAAAAAGTTATAGCATTGCACCAAATTTCATATGCCCAAAATATTCGACAAAAACGCAAAATGAATCGTGGGGCAAAACCAGTATAACAGGCATATCAGCTACCCTAAACGTTGGCGGGTATATCTATGTCAACGATACGTTCTACACCGACGCTACCGCATTTAAACAGGCTATGCAGGGTGTAATGTTGTATTACGAGCTAGCGAACCCTATAATCACCGACATTTCAAGCCTGATTGATGATGATTTTCTGCGAAACGTTGAGGTCGAAGCAGGCGGTAGCATAACGTTCAAAAACGACAATGGCGACAGTTATCGGATACCAGTGCCAAACGAGGAAGAATATGTTGTGAAGCTGAGTGAAGTGGGAGGTACAACATGACGAATTTACAAAAGAAAATGGCTGAGAAACTAGGGCTATCCCAAGAAGATTTTGAAAAACCTACAGTGACCGAGCAGGACAAAATAATGGCACAAGTGCTATACACAGCTGCTATGACAGGCACGCTGATAGGCGAGGAGGGCGAGTGATGTATTACAGCATTATTAAACGTTTCTATGATCTGGGCGTGTATTCGTTGGCAAAGGTCAAAGATTTTGTCAAGGCAGGCGTTATTAGTCCGGAGCAGTTCAAAGAAATCACAAAGGAGGTATACCATGAAGCAGAAGTTAGCGAAACTCATTGACGTAAAGTCCATTGTAACGCTGTTCTTGACAGCGGTTTTCTGCGTGCTGACACTTCGCCGCACCATAACCGCAGAGCAGTTCATCACAGTGTTTACTGTGGTGATATCGTTCTATTTTGGCACGCAGTCAGCTAAAAGAAAGTCGGGTGATGATGAGTGACGGAAGCGATAATAGTTGCACTGATAACAGCTGCTTCGGCGGTAGTGTGTCAGCTCGTTATAGCATCTAACAGCCGTAAGACTATGCAGCAGGCACAGTACGACAGCCAAAAGCTTATTGAGTACAAGATAGACAAGCTGGTGGACAAGCACAATTCCGTTATCGCTCGGACTTACAAGCTGGAACAGGATTATGCGGTGGTCGCTGAACAGATAAAGGTCGCAAACCACCGCATTGAAGATTTAGAAAGGAAGTAATTTTTATGGCAAAGACATTCAAGGGTATTGACGTTTCACAGTATCAGCAGAACATTGACTTCAAAAAGGTAAAAGCGGCTGGTATCGACTATGTTATCATTCGTGCAGGCTTCGGCAAGTACGCACATCAGAAAGACCCATATTTTGAAAAAAACTACAAGGCGGCTAAAGCGGCAGGGCTAAAGGTCGGTGCTTACTGGTACAGCTATGCGGCAACTGTCGCTGACGCAAAGGCAGAGGCTCAAACTTGTATCAACGCTATCAAGGGCAAGACGTTTGAGTATCCGATATACTTCGATCTCGAGGAGCGTTCACAGTTCGCAAAGGGCAGAGCATTTTGCAACAGCCTTGTCAAGACTTTCTGCAATGCACTTGAACACGCAGGCTATTGGGCAGGACTGTATATCAGCCGTTCGCCTTTACAGCAGTACATATCTGCCTACGTCGCTAAGAGATACGCTCTGTGGGTCGCTGAGTACGGCTCACGCTGCAACTACGGCGGAACATATGGTATGTGGCAGTACAGTTCTACAGGCAGAGTCAGCGGTATCAGCGGCAATGTTGACATGGATATCTGCTATGTGGACTATCCTGCGAAGATAAAGGCGGCAGGGCTGAACGGCTTCAAGAAGACCACCAGCTCGACCACAAAGCCGTCTGCAAGCACAGCAAAAAAGACAGTGACTTATACGGTGAAACGTGGTGATACGCTCTCAGGCATCGCACGGCGCTACAAGACTACTGTTGCGAAGCTTGTCAAGAACAATGGTATCAAGAACGCTAATCTCATTTATGTGGGGCAGAAAATCAAGATCAAGTAGGTAGCAAGACAGCCGTCTCGGACTTTTATGGGTCTGAGGCGGCTGTTCTTATCGTTATACTATTGACCATCGAACATTGCATTAATATTCATTGGTGGCATTACTATTGGTTCTATTCCTGGTTGTGAAGTTATCAATGTGAGTTCACTCCTCAAATAAGGGAATAAAATAGACACGGTATTTTTATTCATTATTGATTCTCTTAACAAATCATTACTGCATTCCAAGCTGAAATTTCCACAAAGTTCAATAATTATATGAAAATCAGAATCGTTCATTGACGTAACTGTTAGTTTTAATTTAGTGCAAAAAACTGATTCATCAGATGTTTCAACTTCTTTTTTTAAGTTGAAATTCAACTCATCAATAGGGCACTCATTTGGATTTACATATTCAACTTGTGTAAATTTAATACTTAATGATTTTAAGATACTGTGCTGTTTCTGCGAAAGTTCCATATAATCCTCCTATAATCTATGAAGCCAATAATTCAGTTGAATCGTCTACTAAATAGTATTCGTCAAATAATTCCATAGCGGTTAGAAACAAAACATCATTCTTGATGCAACCGCTCTTATCAATTACACAACCACCTCGACCTTTGCATACTTCAGAGTAACCAATACCATTAAGTTCGGCAATAGATTTTATCATTTCTTTACTTATCATATATAACCCTCCATACTAAAATCTGCAGCAAGACGTAAGTTTTCAATTATACTCTTATCATACACACATATTTGAGTTTCTATGCCAGACATTAAAAGAAAATTAGTTTTGTGACTAGACGAAAATTGCATATCCATACAAAACGAACACATAATACCTGCAATTTGAAATTGATTTGCGAAAGAATCAAATGTAAAACATCTCTTTCTTTTGGTAACTTGAATACTAAAGTCTTTTGAATTTCTATTCAATCCTTTTGTAAAATCTAGACATATTCCATCGCTTTTTATCATTTTGTCCAAATCAAGGGCAAACTTTTTAAACTTTCTCAGATGTGCTGAATCTTCAAGATTGTATAACTTCTCTTTATTCATGTCAGCCACAACAACGTCATAATTTGTTTTATACTTTTTACTTTTACTTATTGCCCATCGTTTGGCTTCTTCATAGCAAGGATAAAAATATATTCCGTGACCAAGCCAATGATCATCACTATCTCTGCGCTTCGGATCCATAAATCCATTGTCAACTATGTCAAAAGCCCATTCTTTCAATGTACCATGAAATACATTTATATAATTAAATTTCAAAAAATCACCTTGCTTTTAAGCAGACTGTATAACTCTAAAACTAATTATATTATATCATGCTTGTCAAGTACTATCAATTGATATTAAATTACAAAAGTTACGAATTGGATACAAAATGTAGTGACACTATAGTATGCAACTTTTTTAAAGTCCGCCCCACCAAGCTTCAAAAAGTTATACCCACTCTAAAACCGCCTAAATATGCCGTTTCAGCACAGGTAGTACATCTCAATTCTTGACGTTTTGCGTACACGAATTATACACGATAAAGCTGAATTGTAAATATATGCTTGTGA